GGGCGCATGGATAAACCTTGTGGCCAGATACTGTCTGCGGTGTTGCGTATGCGGGTGCTGATTTCATAGGTAAGAAAGAAGTTGAAGCTGTTTCTTTTTAGGAAGCTTGCCGTCGAGCATCACGATCGATGGGCCGGCGTTGACCACTGTTTTAGGTATGGCGTTTTTCGCCCAATCAATTGCCGCCCAGCGGTTGACGATGTAGCAGCATATATACGTCAAAGGCGATTCAGGCAGTTCATGCTCCAAAGCTGAAACTCGATCTAAATCCTTGCGAATGCTGTCTCGTGCGATGCCGAGAAAAGACGCTGCTTTTTCTACCCAATCAGGTTTTGATTTTGCTCCCCGTGAGTGATCAATAAAGTCCATAATAAGCATGAACGGATGTGATGGAAATTCACGGCGGAAAGCCTCCTTGTGAGTCCATGCTTTATTGATCTCTTTTGTTTCGTATTGCCCGCATTCCGAAAATGAATTCAGACGAAAAGAAAGGTAATCATGCCCATCGTCAGACTGAATTACTTCGGAAGGCTCAGGGAAACACGGCGCAATGCCGATAGTCATGCACGCTGAGAAAAAGTTAATGTCACCCGTTCGATGGGTTGAAAGGTTTGTTGTCATATTTCATAGTGTAAGTTTTTAAGTTAAGCTAACTGGTGAGTTAGTAACAACTTCTGGATGGAAGATGGCAGAGCAATCACCTGTCTCAAAATCGCTGTTAACGCGTTTTAAGCTGGCTGCATAGACGACCACGCCAGCATTTGTGACTGCGGTTCCAAAGATGCCTTTTGTATTAAGTCCCAGCGTATCGGCTGAACTGTTTGCGAGCGTAAGAACCGATGCGATAGCTGGAGTAAATCCTGCTGTCTTGGTCGTCACAACTCCAGAAAGTTTGATGTCGGTTCTTGGATCAGAAAGCGTAAATCCTACCGTAGAACTGATGTGGTTCTTGATATCAACTTTGTCAGATTGATAATCGTAAGTGATTTCACCGAGAAAAACTCCAGTTGCCGAGGTTTCATCGACGGTTCCAAAACGGGCGAGGGAAAAGTTGCGTGCGGCCATGAATGAAGATTCATAGCAACAGTGGCGAATGTCAAACTGGGCAAGAAATAGCAGTCAACTTCCAAGTCGTAACACGATACCCATCTGCCTCAGTTGTTTCTGGCGAGTTGGCAAGCAGTTGAAATACACGGATTCCAATCTGACCATCCATCCATGCTTCCGCTTGATTTGATTCGATATATTCGGCAAGCGCGTCCCTCAACGCGTCATGCGCTGCCTTGCTGGTGGCTTGCTGTGAATCTTCGCCTGGCGTTGTAACCAGCTTGGTTTCCCATTCAATCTTGAAGATGTTGCCATCTTGCACACCGCCTGATTCAAATCGTGATACGCTGTCTCCCTCGATGTAGATGCCGGGGTAAGTTTTTGTTTCTTCAGTGTCGCGCATTGCAACGGGCAAGCTGGTTCCTCGTTGAATCCAGCGTTTCCATGCGTCAAGTAGTTTGTCAGTTGTCATTTTGTTTTTCGTTTGAGCTTTGCTGCCATTGCAGATTCATACCATTTAACGGTCATTTGACCGCCGGTGTTGATTGCGTCGATTGCGTCGGATTTTTTCAAGACGTAATCGGTTGAGACGTAGGAGATATTGTTTGTGATCTTACCAATTGGATTCCATTGCGATGGCATTAGCTGGGCAGATCCTCCGCTTTTAAATTTGTGGGCGTATCCAGCAACGTTCTTGCCGATGGTCAGTCGTGAGCCTTTACGCTGTTTGGCGGCGATAGCTATGCCAGCTCCGATCCATCCGCCTTTTGCTTTGCCTGCGTTCTTGAAGCGGATACGCAACGCCATTGTCATTGCTGCGCTTGATGTAATGCCTTTTTCGTTGCGCTTCATCGTAGGCACGCGGTTACGCTTGCTCGTCTGCTTGCGGTCGATAAATGCGTTGATTTCTTCAGGCGTTTTTAAAATGCGATCTGGACTGAATGTTACAAGTTGACCATTGATTACTAATCCAGACAGTTTTCCACTTGCTACGCCGTTGACGTATGTGCCTTTAGATACGCTATAAACCGCCCTGTTTGCATCTTTTTTAATAGACTCCTCCTGTTTTTTTTTGGCTTCCGTGCCATCTCCCCAAGCCTGCGTTCCTTTGACTAGGCTGCGGCAGGTAGCTACGCCCCAGCGACAAACCGCCGCTTCATTGGACTCACCAAAATCTTTAGCCATCGACATAATTTGCCGCTCCAGCCCTTTAGTGTCTATGTCTGGTTTAATCATGCCGATTTGTTCGTAGATACCAGCCCCACAGTAACGAAAAACGCGCCTTTGCTAATGGATGACACGCGCCAGGTATCGCCACGACCTGCGGCTGCTTTGCCGAGGTAGCTGGTTACTGCTGCTGTGTAAGCAGTTGAGAAAATAGCCGTTTGAACTACAAAATCAAGCATTGCGTCTCGCTCAAATCCGCCTTCTTCATAATCCCGCGAATGTCTGGCTTCGGAATAAGTCCCACTGATAGCTGTGCCGCCGGCAATAGATAATGTCTCTGCGCCAATTACGGTTCGAGCAATAGGCGCAACGGTATCAATGAAATCACTCAAAATGGACATGAAACTAGGTTTTTCTAAATTTTGGCGAAAGTCAAAGCTCTGGCGCCGCAGTCGTGGCCGCGTCGTGGATGTAGGTGTGCAAAACCTTGTTGATGTGATGCGCGGTCTTGATCCGCTTTCTGGCTTGATGGCACCAAACTAGATCCTCTCCATAATTGCTGAACCCAAAGACGCAGCCTTTGACAACCTGACGATTCCATGCGCAAACGTGCCACGGTCCGCGAAGGGTGATGCCGCCCGGGTTGAACTGACCGTCTTGGTTTTTGATGCCGAAATGGACTTCGCTTTGCAGCTTGTTATAGACTGCCTTTTGATTGAAAGTGATCACATCGGCTTTTGTTTCGATGGCTTTCAGTAGCTCCGAAACGTAATCGTCGCACACGTCGTCATCGTCATCGCAAAACGCTATATATTCGCCATTGGCTATATCAACCAATGCCTGCCGCTTCTCACCGATGCTGCGGGTGCGGTTGTCACTCAGCACCAGATGCTCAACTTGGAATTCACCGATCTGATTTTCCAGTTTTTGGCTTAGTGCTTTGACTTGTTTTTCCCTGCTCGGGATGGTTGGGGTTAGTATTGATAGTTTCATTTTGTTTTTTCTTTTTTATGTTGTCCCAAAGTGGGCATTCGTCCCATGCCTTGGTATCTTTTACTCGGTTCCAACTGCCCTTGTGACTCATTGTTTTTCAGGTTGTTTGATCCAGCATCTGCCGATCATGTTATATTCGATGCCTAGTGATTCCAATGCTTTTGATACGCCCGGCGAGTCAGCATCATGCCCGCCAAAGAATCCGCCTTTTTTGACCTTTGGTAGCCATGCCTCGATGTCGCGTTGGGCGCTGGCGTAATCATGCGCTGCGTCGATGAAAACGCCGTCAAGCGAATCGTCAGCGAATTGCGAGGCTGTTCCTGCGCTGTCTCCCTCGATGATTGAAATCTCGCGGAAACCTCGGTTGTTTTTAAACTCCTCCAATACCTCGACCATGCCGGTTTCGTCATCGCCTTTGAAGGTATCGACGACGTGGAACTTGATCGGTTTGTTGATGTCCTCCAGTCGGTCCGCAAGATAAACCGCGCTTTTGCCTTTCCATGCACCGACCTCGACGAAATTACCACATTCGGGAATTGTCTTGGCGACGTAATCATAAACATCTCGGAAGTCGAACCATCCGTGAATATCTGTCGATACTGGCGTGGATGATACCAAGCGTTGGAAGATGCCTTGGCCGGTCAGATAGTGATATTGGTCATTGCTGCGCTCATAGGTCGGATCTGATTCCGCTTTCCCGAATGCTGGGTGGACATGCTCAAAAACGATCTCCTTTCTCGCGTCAATGATCACGCCGTCCTGCGCGGCTTTGTATGAAAACCAGTTGTCAGAGAACATTGAGAAAAACTCTGGATGAAAGAAATGACCCTGCTCAATGTATCGAGGACGAGTGATGATCGCCATGCAGAGCAAATCGTCTTTTCTAAATCCGTCAGAAATTGCTAAGACCTTCGGCTTTGATGTGTCGCCGATAGCCTGAATAATGGCTTCGTCCCAGCCTTGAAACGGTTTCCAATCGTCGCTGAGTTGAATCAGTATCTCACCAGCGCATGATTGGGCCGCTGCGTTCCACGCTCCGACGCATCCTGAGTTGTGAGTGTTAATGACGCATCTGGCGTTGGTAAGCGGGTATGAATCCACATCGTCAACATCAATGGCGAAAATATGTTCGATGGCATCTGGATTGGTTGCGGATCTCAACCATTCCATTCTTGCTCGCCAGGCTTGCGCTGGTCGTCCCCTGGTAGCGTGCAGAAGTGATATCTTAGCTCCGTTTCGGATAAAATGATTCGTTTCGATTGCGTCGGCTTCCTCTCGGCGGTTGCTTGCGCGTAGAGCCATGCCACGCAGCCCGATGCCTAGTGAACCGTAATAAGGTCGGCGGAGGTTCCACGGCGGCTCTGGAGGCATCTCCAGTCCCATCATTGCCTCAGTCCAGCCAAGAGCTGCCTGTGCGTCGGAAATAGTCGCTGCCAATCCCAATTCTCCGTATGCCTCGCGCCGGCTTGGATCTGTTGCAAGTGCCGCCAGCAACATTTGTTTTTTGCTGTCCTCATCTTCTGCAAGTCTGGCAAGTTGAAAGTATGCCTCATAAAGTTCATTCCTGCCAACTCCTTCAGATTGCACAAACTCAAGTGCGGATTGAATCGCCTCATCATTCCGATCCAATGCAATCAAACTTTGGAAGGTATGGAATTTTTGCGAAACTGTTCTTTCGGATTGAGGTATTGATTCAAGGATCCGCAGATTGCGTTCATCTCTCGACGCACTGCGTTTTTCGCTGGCATGGACGATCTCGGCGCCATCGAACCTCATGTGATTCGTGCCTTCGTTAAATTTCAAACATTCATGCACCGGATGTTCCCAGATGGCGGATCCTTTGCGCCAGATCCTTTCTCTCCAGTTGATGATGTTGTCCTCCGGCACGACGTAGCGCATCAAGACGCCGTCAACGTCTTTGTCGTTGATGTCGGAAATCAAGCGCCGGATCTGCTCGCCTGAATCATCTGTCATGATGTCATCGGTGTCTGCCCACATGATCCAGTCGCCAGTCGCCAGATTTGCCGATACGTTGCGAGCTGCACCGAAGTCATCGACGTGGTTCCAATGTCCGATCTTGTTGAAATACTCACCGATTATGCAGCCGCGGCTTTGCGCGATCTCAAGCGTCCGATCCGGTTCCTGGTTGCCTATTGCCCGGACGATAACAACTTCATCAAAATGATGTTGGAATTTATCTAAAAACCTTTCGATGTAATTTTCACAATTCCCAGTTATCACCGAAAGCGAGAGTTTAGCTTTTTTCATATGTATGGATGAAATATGCTAATTCTTGAATTTTTGACAATAAAAAAACACCGCCCCTTTTACAGGACGGTGCTTTGTAACACTACAAACTATGCCAGAGATTATGGTTTGGTGCCGAATGCAAGGCCGAGAGTCAGACCAGTAGCTGTTCCGTAGAGGCACTCGAAAGCACCAAACATTTGACCAGTTGCTGTGTCGAAGCTGCGGCGATAACCCATCACGATGCCGGATGGATCGGCTGCACGCTCAACTGCAAGATACTCAGAACCGGCTTGCGGCTCAAGGTAGCGCATTGCAATGCTGATTGCATCTGGATGAGCGGCGAAGCAGACAAGAGAAGTTGCAGCGGTTGGAAGGATGTTGGTTTCGTAAGTTGGGAAACCTACAAGCTGACCAAGTTGACCTTGACGTGCGGCTTGGTTGTCACCAATTGCGTAGGCTTGCAGCACGTTGGTAGAACCAAGGAGCGATGCACCGACGACGGTGTTGTGGATGAAAGAGCAAACGCCAGCATCGACATCTACGTTGCGACCAGCAAGCACAGCGCGGAGTGCGATGAGTTGAGCCAGACCGTAGTTGGCTTCTGCGGTCGTAACCGAAGCAGCACCGAAGTTGGTGGTGGTGATGAGTTTCCAGATGTTCTCAAGAACTTTCTGACCAAGTGCGCGACCGGCTTGCATGGCAAGTTCGTCAAAACGTGCGCCAGAGCTGTTTGCGTTCTGGAGGTCGGTGATGTCGAAAGTGACGATGTTGTGCTGGTTGAGGTTGACGGTGTTGTGAGTCACAGCGCCGCCACCAGTTTGATAGTTGGCAGTTGAGCTGTTGAAAGTGGTTGCTGTCATCGCGGAGATGAAAGGAACCACGATTGCGTCACCTTTGCCTCTTGCCGAGTCGTCAAGCGAACGGGAGAATGCACGGAGCGGGGCGAGCTTTGCGGTAAAAGCTTTAAGAGCCTCTTGTGCAAAGATTGTATCGTTGAATGAAATGGTAGCCATTTGATTTAGTTATTTAGAGATTTGTGAACGGATTTCAGCAGAGTGCGCTGCGTAGTATTCGCTGCGCTCTTTGCCTGTAAGTGATTGAAAGATTTCAAGATGATTTTTAGTTTCTTCGATTGGTGACTCTGAGCCTAGATTTAGCGGCTCGCCGTGTCCCATTGCTGCCAATTTTTGCGCTGCTGCAGTGTCAATCTTTTCAGCGTTAATTGCGCTTGCTGCTTCCAGCTCGGCAATCTTGGCTTGCAAGGTTGGAACTAGTTCTGCTTGAATGCGAAGTTCAATGTTCTGGGCGGTGATTTCGGCGGCTTCTTGAAGTGCCATTTCAGCAGCATCAAGTTTGGCTTGAAATTCAGAGGCTTGCGCGGTGATGTCTGCTTCAAGCACAGCGATGCGCTCGATTGACTCGTCGGAAGATGGATTTGTGAGGCGATTAAGAAAGCTCATATCCGAAGACTCCGCCGATGCTTGGCGAATGTCAACTTGCTCACCTAGCACCTCGTCAACGAAGCCGTTAGCCAGTGCCTCGCGTGCATTCATCCATGTCTCACGCATCATCATTTCTCGAACCTCTTCTTTGTCCATGCCGTTGCGGTCACTGTAAATTACGGCGATGTCGTCACTAATTGCTTCCAAAAGATCAGCGGTCTTGCGTAGTGATTCAGCGTTGCCGACTGCTCCGCTGGATGCGTCATGGATCATCATTCTGCCATGCTTGACCATAGAGATTTTGTCGCAGGCCATGCAGATGACCGATGCCATGCTTGCAGCCATTCCAGTAACCGTAGCGTTGACGGTAACTCCGCGATCACGAAGGGATTTGATCTCTTGATAGATTGTGTAGCCATCGAACACGCTGCCGCCAGGGGAATTGATTTCGATCTCTAAAACATCAACGGCGTTTTCTGCTACGTTCATGATCTCTCCAAAGTCTGCGCCAGATGCCGATGCTTTTGCGCCGAACAGTCGCCCGATCTCGTCAATCATGCGTTTAATGCTGTCTCCAGTAACCGCTTCGTTGAGCTTTACTTTTCCGCCTTTGTTTTCAATGGTGATCATGGTTCTAATGGTTGTTGAATTGGTTGTTCGTTTGATGTGACAAGTCGCACGCTGCGCGGGTCGATCTCGACGCCATATTTTGCGTTTTTCTCGGCGATCTTGACGAGGAGCTTGGCAGCTTCCTCGGTGCGCTCGTCAATGGATTCGTCAAAGTCGGTGGAAAGCTCGCCCATGATGGACGTGGCGTTGACCAGTCCGTCTTTGTAAAGTGCCATCTTCTCCTT